CGACAGCTTTGCAAAGACCGGGTTGGGTAAGCGTGGCCCATACCCCTCACATGAAGGTGAGGAAAATTTGAACCAAGTTGCAGTAACGCAGCAACTTAATACCACGGATTTATCCGTTGCACTATTGTGCGCGACCGCAGAAAGTCGCCCGAATGAGGAGCAAATCTTCAGCCCACACTATGGATGTCTTTATTCTAGAGGTTCCATAGCGCTAAGACCTGAAAGGCCGGCTTGTGGGGTTGAGAATTTTGTCTCTAAAATTTGGAAACTTACCGGGTTTTTAAACCCTTGGGCTTGTCCGCCCATTGCCGCAGAAGGCATAAAAGTTGTCCAAATTAATGGCAACAACGGAGAGTGGACTAACGGGGACGATCTTGCTGACAAGGCAATTGTCAAAAGGTTGGAGAAGAAGGGGCAAAAGGCCAAAGTCAAGGCGAAGCGTACTGAACAGTTGTCCAAACAGAAGAAGTACATTGAAGAGAAGATGGCTAAGGGACCTAAAGCTCGTGCTAGGGTTGAGAAGAGTATAGGCAGCTCCAGGGTCATACGCGGTCGCGGTGATTATGAACTCGGCCGCAATGTTGGCTCTAAAGTTGGAGGCTGGATTGGAGAGAAGTTACATGGCTGGTTCTCCTCCCTGTTCGGGGGAAGTGGCGATTATCAAATGCATAATGGATTTCCAGCAGTTAAGAGTAATAGTTTTCTCTCCGGTGGCACTTCTATCCCAAGCATGCACTCCGACAATGGCGGAGGAATTGTTGTTTCTTTTCATGAATATTTGGGTGACATTAGTATGACCGAAGAGTTTACACTCCGTTCTTACGACATTAACCCAATTAATGAGACATCTTTTCCTTGGTTGAACGTCATAGCTGGCAATTTTATGCAGTACACGCCTCGTGGTGCTGTATATTGCTTTGTTACAAACAGCTCTGATGTTGTTTCCGCTCCTACTCAAGGGATGGGTTCTATTTCAGGATCTATTCGGTACGATGTTGACTCTGAGCCTCCTGGGAACTTAGAAGAGATGCTCAACAGTTATTTTGCTGCTTCGGCTAAACCTAGTGTTAACCAAGCCTTCCCTGTGGAGTGTGCTCGGGATCAGACTATTGTGCCCGTCATGAAAATACAGCAACCTGGAGTTACTCCTGGTGATTTGCAATTCTATACCTTTGGGGTTTTGGATATTGCCACCCAGGACGCTCCAAATGCCTACACTGGGGCTGGAAAGCTTTATGTCACATACGAAGTTGAGTTCTTCAAGCCTCGCATGTCCTCCTCGCCAGGAACTGCGCCTATGTTCATGATGGATTTCACTGGGTTGACTGTTGCCACATATTTTACTCCAGTCGCAGATACAATTGCGGTTAAGCAGCCCCGCATTAATTCCCTTGGCCTTGTTGTAGATCCTTCGTTTGTCGGCAGGTACGTCTTCCCTTTATCTACACCAACCGGCGCAACGTACCTTCTGTATTACGCCAATTTAGGTACGGCCACAGCTAACCACGCTGTTGTCAGTTTGTCGTATGGAGGAGGTATGGCGGCGGCTTACTCATTAATCGATCAGGCTATTCAGACTCTACCAGAGCCCTTGACCAGCACTAATGGAAGTTCAGGTGCAGCAACCGTTTTTGCTAGTTTCAAGTACGATGGAACTGGAACTCAAATTGCCCCTCCATATATACAGCTAACCACCTCTGGAGCCACTCCAATTGCTGCTAGTAATGGGGCCACTGTCATCATCGTGCGAATTGATCCCAAGATATCCACTGGATTGACCTTGCGAAAGCCCATTGTTTACACTAGGA